GCGCCAGTGCGCCACGATAACGCCCCCGTCGGAAAGCTCGCGCTCAAGGGTCGAGATGGTCCAGTTAAACATTCTGTGCCTCCATGTGCGCCGCGTAGGCGTCGATTACGTCTTGGGTGTGAACTGCGGCACACACCGCCTTCACCTTGTCATCCTCGGCGCTGTAGTCGTCACCGGGTTGGATCACATGGCGATGGAAAGACCGGCTGATCTCCTCGCCGTCGCGCTTAATGACGGTGGCAACGCGCACCTGAACGTGGCTGAAGTCGCCTACGATCTCCACCTTATCTGCAAAACTTTCTTCCGTTAATGCCATTGTATTTCTCCTTGGTCCGCCTCAAGAGTCCACTTGAGGTAATTAAGATGTCATATAAACAACGTTAATCATAATAACGCCATTAGTTACACCAGTGCTTAAGTCAGAGTTTGTGATTGGGCTAGTTGAACTGCCTTTTAAAAGCCTTAATTCATCTCCTTGCGTGTAACCAGAAACTGTTATGTCTGACTCATCTAATGTAAACCAATTACAATATGTGCTTAAAACAACTCCAGTAAAATTAGCGGAAGTAAATGGTAAACTTGCAATTCTTACTTCACCTGAAATTGTTGAAGAACTAATATCAACCGATGACAAATAACAATTAAGGCTTACTACTCTTCCTACTTTAGTGTAGTTTGCGCCCGAAACTGTGAATCCAGTAATTGACCCAGACGTTGAACCCACAACGGTAGGCGTCCAAGTCCCCTCCTCGTAATCGTCCAGCAGATTCGCCGCACCCGTGCCGCCGAGGTAGACGCCGCCGGAGAGGTAGAGGTCTTTGAAGCGGTATGCTGGTTGCCCAAGGTCAACCTGAGCATCAATAGCCGAATTTGTGGTTAAGTTTTGTGGTCTTATAATTTGCGAAGTATTAACAAATTGAAGGCCAGTATCAGCGTTTCCAATAGTTAAGTCACCGCCTTCAACACCAATCGACCCCACCGTGGTGCCGTCTTTCTGTAACTCTAAGATAGACCCATCTGACGTTTTACGATTAAAGCGACCAACAACGGCGCCTGTTTGGGTTACATTAATTTGCCCTGATTGACCAACCTCAAAACCAGAGTTAGCAATGCCTGAAGAAGTCTTCCCCACCAGCAGGTTGCCGCTGGAGTCGATGCGCATGGCTTCACTGCCACCAGTTTTGAACTGTATGCTCTCAGTACCAAACTCAGCACCACTATCAGCCGTTAAAACTAAAGAGCCGCTTAATCCTTGTATCGTTGCGTCGTAGTTGTTGTCAGTGTCGGTGAACTTAAGAGTTGGTGTTGCGTTTGAAATTTGAACAACGCCGCTGGCGTCAATGCGCATGGCCTCAAGAGGCGTTAACGATGGATTAGTACCGTCGCTGTTTGCAACATTAAATGTAATGTTTCCTTTAAACCAACTTGTTGCGTCTGTTTTAAAATCAATGCTTGCTAGTTTTGCAATATTGTTTCCATAACTACGTGCTTGTCCTATTAAAGATAAAACAGTAGTGTCTGTTTGACTGTCAGCACCAGAGTTTGTAGCAATTAAATTAATTGTTGAGTTGTCTTGCCAATGCGTCAAACCATAGGGACTACTCGTCCCAACACCTAACCGCTCCGCACTCGCATCCCAGAAGAACTTCGCGGTCGTGCCGGTGTCCTCGTAGAAGGAGATATCGCCGCCTGAGGCCGTCTTTATTACCTTTACGCCATTGTTATAATAATAACTTTCAGCGTTTGACTGAGCCAGTAATATGTTGTTGCTACCGTCAAGTATTCTTGCGTAGTTGCTATCAGTTCCAAACTTTGCAGAGCCTTCTGTGTTGCTAATTACTGCATAAGACCCTGCTACACTTCCATTATCAACCGTCAGCCCATCAGCCGTGACGGTGCCGGTTACGTCGATGCCGGTGGCGGTGGTTTCTAAAACGGTAGTGTTGTTGTAACGGATTCTGACTGAGCCACCATTAGTGCCTTTTAAATACTCTTTTGAACCGTCAGCATTTTTAAGTACAAGGTCGTCTGCCTGTATCTTCAGGTTGCCTGTGCCGTTGTCGAGAATGACACTGTCAGAAGCATCATGATAAATCTGCAGGTCCGACCCAGCACCGAAGATGGCCTTGTCGTTGTCGCCGAAGGTGATGTCAGCAGAGGTCGAGGCGCCTGCGAGGCTAACGCTACCGGTAGCAGTAAGCCCCGCAAAGCTCGGGCTGTCCGTAGTGGCAACACCTTGGTTCAACGCTTTGACAGCCGCAATGTCCGTCAACTCGCTGTCCATCAAAGCCCCAGCAGCCGTTACGTTAGCCGTATCGGTTACGTCAGCGCCTGCTTCAACGCCATCCAGCTTCGTGCCGTCAGCGGCTACATCACGCCCATCAACCGTTCCGCCAACCGTAATGTTGCCGGTAGCGCTAACAGTCGTGAAAGAACCTGCAGCGGGCGTAGCGCCGCCAATGATGGTGCCGTCAATAGCGCCGCCATTAATGTCAACACTGCCAATCGTTACAGTGCCGGTAAAGGTCGGGGACGCTGCGGGAGCGGCGAGGCCAAAAGCAGTTTGAATCGCGGTGAACTCAGTGGTGAACTCGCTACCCTTAATGACCTTATCGGGGTCGTTAGTAGGCAACGAATCTTTTGCACCGAAGTTGGTCGTAGGGGTATACGTAATTGCCATATTAAGATACCTTCCGTATCCAGTCTTAGAGGGCGCTGCTGTTGCCGCTTCGGGTCTAACAGCCAGCTATGCTTCTGAATAAGTGCCGGGGTTTATAAGCCGCCCCGGCTCGGCTGTATTGCTTAGACGGTACCGAAGAGCTTCACACCAGCCTCAGGACGGTAGGTCTCAACGCCGTACAGGGTGTCGGCGGTCATCAGGTCAGCAAGGTACTCTTGCTTGTACTGGGTCTGCACGCGAACGCCAAGCTGCTCCGCGAACACGATGGCGTCTTTGTGCATAAGCAGAGCGCCTTTCTCGTCGGTGTTCTCGGTGGGCAGGTTGGTGGAAACGTACACGTCCACGCCGTAGAGGCTGCCGATCTTGCCAGTCTCAACGGGCTTGCCGGTCACGAAGTCGGTGCTGACGTAGTTGGTCACGCCAAGCAGTTCCTTCTTCATGGCAGGCGGAATGACGAACACGCGGTTGTCCATCGGGACATCGTTGTCGTCAAGCACCTGCAGGGCTTCGCGGAAGCCAAGGTCGGTGAAGCCAGCCGTTGCCGTACCAGCAGCGGTTTGCGTACCAGCGCCGGTGAGGAACTCAAGCTGAGAGGTGAAGTTAGCAGCCTCAGCGATAAGTGCCGTGTCAACGCGGGTAGCAAGAGCGTAGCCAGCATCGGAGGTGTAGAACTGGCGAAGGCTGTTAAGAGCCTGCACGTCCACGATGTCTTCGATCAGTCGGCTGTACTCGTAGTGCTGGTCGATAGCAATCGTCAGCTCGGACTCGGTGGCAGCGATCAGCGTCACTTCCGTTTGAGCAGCCTTGACGCTGGCATTGCCACGGGTCGGCTTCGGAATGTGAATCGTGTCGCCTTTCTTGCCAGCCATCGCCATGGAGCGAACGAGGGGCTTAACAACCAGGGACTTCTCGTATGCAGCAATGATTTCATCGGACCAAATCTCGGGGATGAAGGTAGCTGCGGTGGTTTTCGTTACGTGGTTAGATCCAAGTGCCATGATGTATTACTCCGTTAGTTTAATCATTTGACTCGACCCTCCTGATACGCTTTCATGATTTCAGGCATGAGGGCTTCGTATCGTTTCGGGTCTCGGTTCATTAGTTCAATAATGTCTCGACGCCGGTAAACCTTCCGCGACTTAGCGCTGTCGGGGTTGGACCGTGCCGAACCTGTAGAAGCTTTCTTGATTTCATTCTGTTGAGCCACCTTTTCGACCTTAGCGGTTTGCTCGACGATACCGCGACGCTCCTTGTAAAGCGTTAGCAGCTCGTCTGCGGCAGCAAAGTCATAACCTTTATCTGCTCGCTCAAACAGCTCACGTCGAACTTGCGACTTACCAATCCACTCCTGAAAGCCAGAGTCCGTTAAGACTTCTTTCATGTCAGGGTGTGCAGCTTGTAGTTGAGCCAGCGCTTGAGACTTAGCCATTTCTGCCGCCACAGCCTGAGACTGCTTAAGCATTGGATGATTCTCAATAGCTTTCTTAACTGCTGCTTGTGGATCGGTGAAGAAGTCCACCTCGTCCACTTCCGGTTCCGGTGCAGACGGAGCTTGTTGCGCTGCAATAGACTGCTTAACCATTTCGTCAAAGGCTTTGCGTAGCTCTCCAACTTCTTGGCTTTGCTGGCCTAGGCGTTGCTCCAGCTCCCTGTGCATCGTCGCAATCTCTGATGCACTTTTGCCCCTGTACTTCTCGGGGAGATCGTCTTCGGCTGCTTGTGGCTGTTCTACCT